ATGACTAAAGAACAAATCCAATCCATATCTACCGATAACAAAACCGTTATTGTCAACAGAATCAATAAAAAATACGAACTGACTTTTCGCAAAGAAAACCGTCTGATGTGCACAATTTGGCTGCACCACTATCAGCAAATCGACCCGATTATCACAAAATTTTTAGCAACCGGTGAAGTGGATGCCGGTGGCGTTTGGATGGTGTAAGCATGAGTGCGCCGATTGTCCAAAAAGAGGCCGAAGCGTTAGCGGCTGACGCAGTGCGCGCTTGCGCGCACGGGGCAGACGCTGACGCGCAAGGCCGCCCCCCTAGACTAACAGGGGGGGAGCAAACAAAAAGCCCAAATGTCGCGGGTGCGGAGCAAGCTAGTCAAATTGATTATTTTTCTCATTTCGTTACTGATGGCAAAGGCCGCTTAATCGAAGTACCTCAAAGGCGTGGAAAGCAAGACGGCGTATTTATTGATTGGTTGAGCATTACTTTCCATGAAGACACCTTGATACGTATTACCGGCCATCCGCTTGTATCTGATATGGAATATATGTATGTCCTAAGTCAAAAACTTGAGCAAATTTTTGGCTTTGGAATTACAAAGAAATGTAAGTCAAAAGGCAATAAATTTTACGAAATGATGTTTCGTTTGGGGTCTGATGAAGCCGATTATGGTGAAGTACATTACGGCGGTCAACGCAGTACCGTATTGATTGAATTGAAAGGTCTTGGTTGCAATTTGGCTTCAGATGGCTGGGAAAAAAGAATGTTTGAATTTCTCTCATCTGCAATCAGGCCGCGAATTACCCGTGTTGATTTGGCATTGGATTTTTTTGGCGGTGAATATAGCCCTGAGCAAGCATTGTTAGATCACGATAACGGCTTTTTTGACAATCACAATATGCGTCCGAAGTCGGAAATGTACGGAACAGCGTGGCGGAAAGAAGATGGTTCAGGCAAAACATTTTATGTCGGGAAAAAGAAAAATGCCCGTTTTGTCCGTGTTTACGAGAAAGGACGTCAACTGGGCGATAAAGATAGCTTGTGGTGTCGCTTTGAAATCCAAATGAATCACGGTGATATTGAAATACCTTTAGACGCATTGATTTTTCCGGGCGGATATTTCGCCGGTGCATTTCCGATATGCCAAACGTTTAAAAACATGAGCCATGAAAAACGCATTTCGGTGCGCGAAAAAACGTTAAACATGACCTTTGAACACAAGGTTAAGCACGGCAGAAATGCCGTCGGCGGATTGATTAACTTTATGAAAGATGTTGGTTTAGACGCTGAGCAGATTGTAGATATGTTAAAGGCGGAAGAAGAGGGCAAATATCCAAAAGGTCTTGAACCGGCACGCTATGACGTAGATGAACTTTTAGAAGCCAAGAGATACGGCTTTTTACACGAATCATCGGAAGCTGAATTATCGCTTGAAATGGATGATTTTATAGGCTGGAAAGCATCGGATGATTTTAATCACAAGCAACGGCTTGAAGGGTTAAAGCCTAATGAATGGAAAGATGATTACGAATATCAATTGTGGCTTTCAAGGCTTAACTATGAAGCTTTACCCGAATTCAAAAAGCTCGATATTGCAGAACAAGAATATATCGAAAGCATAAGAAGAATCCAGATTGCAAACTCTCGCTATCGTTTCAGTTTGGCTTATTACGTTAACCATAGCAGGAAACCATTTAACACTATATGAAAGGTAAATAAAAATGTTCGAACAAAATCAGATTGTGCAATATCCCGCTACCTTGTTGGGTGCCAAAAAATTCAAGGGTGATATTGATGGCAACAAAATTGATAGTTGTACGGTTTTGGTTGCAACACCTATGCCTAGCGCTACCGGCAATGCTGTGGGTTTTACCGCTGCCAATATGCGCTTTGGCGAATCCGATAATTTCAAAAAACTCGAAAATTTGAAATTTCCCATTTCGGCAATGGTGACAGTTGAAATGACTTCTACCGGTAAGGGTATGGTTCCTGTTTTGAAAGATTTCATGGTGCAACAGCCTAAGGGATAAATCATGTCTAAATTTGAACAGCGGTATATCGTTCAAGATTTGGAAAGCCATGAATTTATCTATCCTGATCCATTTGGCGATATTGGTTTCACGGCCAATCTTAAAGCAGCGGGGAAGTATGAAAGCTATGAAGATGCTTTAAGTGCCGGTGTAGAAGAGATAGGCGGGAATTTCCAAATTTTTAGTTTTTACGAGAAAACTGAATAACAGTTTCAAGCTCGGCGGGTGGCTTGGATATCCTTCACATAGCCCGCAACATCTATTTTTTTAAAGGAAAACAATCATGAAATTCATGAATCAAGCAAAGCGCCACGGCGCAAAACTGGCTGTTGTAGTGGCCGCTCCGCTCGCCTTGGCTGCGCAAGCCTATGCGGCAATCCCTGAAGAAGCAAAAACCGCCATTGAAGGCGCAAAAGCTGATGGTATTGAAGCCGGTTGGCTCGTAATTGGTGCTATTGCTGCTCTTTTCGTCTTCTCACTCGTTCGCCGTGTTTTGCGCTAAGAAGGCCTGAAATGTACTACCAAGTCGGAAATCAATGTTTAGAGCAGCAACAGGCCGAAAACGTCTATTTCGGCTTGGTGGTACCTGTGCTTACACAAGAGGGCCAAATCATAAAGCCCGAACACAACGGCACTGCGTGGCAGCTAAACGGCCAAATCATCCAAGCAAATTTGCCCGAATGCAATCCTGCCGACAACGTTAAAAACGGCTTAGAAATTGGCTGGCTCGTCTTTGGCGTTATGGCCGCTTGTTACTTTGTGATTGTCATAAAGAGAATGCTTAAATGATTGATATCTACTTTTTGCTAGGCCTTGCCGTGCCGGTCATCATCGGCATGATGATTTTTAAAGACTGATAAATATGCTAAATTCACGCTTTCGACAAACCAATAACGAAAGTGAGAATTTAAGATGTTTTATATCACAGAAGACGAATTAAGATTCAAACAAAATACGGTTAAAGAATATTTTAATCAAAAGCTTAATGCTATCTGCATGTCTGAATTATTTATTTTGAAAGATAAATATCCTGTCAATGCAGATTATTTTATTAACTTCGCAAAAAGCTATTTTCAATTTTATTTGAATAGAACTTATTTAGATGATGTTGTCGTCTTTTTTGAGGATGGTTCTATTTTGAAAATTCATTTTAATGAAAATGGGTTCAGTTGGTCGGAACATTATGATAGTCAAATTTCAACTGCATTTTATTATGGCCGTTATTCTATTCGGCTTTAGTTTTGTCGCGTTTAGTGCTGAATTGCACGTCGTGCCGTCTACAGGTAAATTAGGTTATCCCGTTGGTGATTACAATGCTAACGGTATTCGTACTTGGAGAACCTTAGACGGCAATTTTGTTAAAGAGTATTCGGCTAAATATGATAGAAATTTGTTCATTCGTGATTTAGAGCGCAAAGTTCGTTCCGCCAATACCGTCCCCGTTGTCATAAATCAAAAAGTCCCCAAAAAAACAGTGCTAACAAACCTCTTGAAGCTCGCCCGTGTCGGCGGTGGCGCTGCTGTGGGTGTCGGCACCGGCCCCGTTGGTTGGGCTTACAACGCCTACACCGCCTATACGCTTGTTGAGCCACTTTTGAGGGCAGAAGATTATGTTTGGGATAATGACAAAAAGGATTTTGTCACAACAAAAGACTACGTCATGGTCATAGAAGCGTCTGACAATAAACAAACTATTATGGCGCGATATGGCATATCAAAAGATAGCTATAAATATGGCTACACCTCGTATAAATACGCCGCTGACGGCCTATGCAATAAAGCTACATCTTTACTGAAGCATACTATTCTTGACGGTGCGTTTCACGATTACACGCCTAATGGCTCGCTCTATACCGGTATTTGTGAGGTTGTTAAAAATGGTGATGAAAGAGCTTTGGCAATTTGGCGAATAGAGGAAAATAGGGATAAAGTAATAACACAATCGGAATTTGATGAAATTATCGGCCCTCAGGCCGATCAGTCACCAGATAGATTTGTAAACGCAACCGCCTATCAAAGTGGTGAAGTCCCCGGCGAATTTGAAGCAGGCGTAACCGTCCTCAACAATACGACAGCACAATCATTGCCCTACACAAACGCCAATGGGCAAGTTGTACAAACCGTTTGGAATTTTACAACCATCATCAACGCCGCCGGCCAGCCTGAAACGCGTGTCACCTCTCACGATGTGCCACGCCCCGATTTGCAACCCGATTCCCCGCAAGCGCCAAGTACGGGCGGTAGCACCGGTTCAAACCCCGGCAGCAACACAGGCGGCCAGCCCGGTTCAGACGGTTCGCCCGGTTCAGACGGTTCACCCGGCTCAGACGGTTCGCCCGGTTCAGACGGTTCACCCGGTTCAGACGGCCAGCCAAAACCTAACCCAAATCCCAATCCCGATCCAAATGAAAAGCCTGATGAAAAGCCGCAAGAAGGCTTCTTGTGTAGCCTTTTCCCCGATATTCTCGCCTGCCAGCTAATGGGTGAGCCTGATGAATCTATATTTGATGATATAGAAATACCTCAAGCAGTTAATGATACGACTTGGCAGCCAGATAATTTTTTACCGTTAAACGGTGTTTGTCCTCAACCTAAAATTTTTCATGTTGTTGGCCGCGAATTCAGGATTGATTATTCCCCTTTATGTTCTTTTTTGGAAAATGTCCGTTTCATGATCCTTTTGGCTTTTACTGTTGCAGCTGCTTATATAAGCTTTGGCGGATTGAGGAGTGATAAATAATGCCTGTTGCTTTGATACCATTTATAGCGTTGACGCTCAAATATCTTGTTGTAAGGTTGTTGATTGCGTTTGGTGTTGCCGCTGTTACATATGCTGGTTATTCCGTTGCAATGACTACTTTTAAAGACTACATAGTTCAAAATATGCAGTCTATGCCTGTTGATATATTGAATCTCCTTTTAATTTCGGGGTTTGGCCAAGGTTTGGGCTATATATTTGGTGCATTCGCTTTTAAGGTCGCTATGACAACAATTAACAAAATAACTATGCTAGTACCGGCTGGGGGTAAATCATGATCTATTTATTCACAGGCAACATGGGCACCGGCAAAACAAGCCGCGTGGTCGCCATGATTTTAGACAACGAAGACAATCTATTTAAAATGACGCTGGAAGACGGCACCGAAGTAGATAGGCCGCTTTATTTTTGCCACGTTGACGGCTTAAACGCCAAAAAGTTCAAGGCTCACGAACTAACAGAAGAGCAAATTCAGGCCGCCCCGCTGCGTGATGTGATACCGCAAGGCGCGGTGTTAATCGTGGACGAAGCACATTACACCTATCCCGTTCGGGCAGCGGCTCGCGGTGTGCCGCCCTATATCCAAGAATTGACTGAGCTGCGTCACCACGGCCACACCGTTATCTTGATGACCCAACACCCCAGCCAGCTTGATATTTTTGTCCGCAACCTCGTTTCGAAACATACACATATTGAGCGTAAAGCCATCGGCCTGAAGCAATACAGTTGGTACAAATGCGTTACCAGCCTAGACAATCCCGCCGCCGTATCAGGCGTTGAATCATCAGGCTTCAAGCCGCCTAAAAAAGCGTTTCCGTATTATAAATCATCCAATCAGCATAAAGGTATGCGCCAGAAGATACCTAAAGCCGTCTGGGCGCTTGTGCTGATTTTGGGTTTTATCGGCTGGAAAGGCTACGGCGTTTATAGTTCATACCAGCGCGGCGTTAATCCCGAAGTTGTACAGACACAAGAACAAAGCCAGCAAGCCGAATCAATACCTGAAATGCAGGTGTCCAATAGGGCCCCATCTGCTTCTATGGGCGGCGATTTGACCGCCACGCTGTTTGTGCCCACGCTGGCCGAAAAGCCCGAATCCAAGCCGCTTTACAACAGCGTGCGCCAAGTAAAAACCTATGAGCGTATCGCGGCCTGCGTTGGCGGCGGCCAAAGCGGTTGCACCTGCTACAGTGACCAAGCAACACCGCTTGCCGAAGTCACAGATGCCATGTGCCGCGAATACGTCAAGCATGGTATACCGTTCAACCCGTATAAAGACGATAGCCAAGCCGTTCAGACGGCCTATAGCCAGCCTGCTGACACGCATGCCACCTCAGGCGGCCAAGTGGCCGTAATGGGCGGTAAATCGCCGCAAAGCCTCATGTACGACAACCACGCGCAAGGCCGTTTGAATTAA